TACGTCGACTACGACGCCTATGCACAGGATTCGAACGACACCAACATCGACCCGGCGCAGCGTACCGTGTGGGTCATCGAATCCTACCTGCAGTGCGACTACGACGGCGATGGCCTGCTGGAGTGGCGCAAGGTCACCAAGTGCGGCACCTCCATCCTCGACAACGAGGAATGCGACGCCCCGCCGTTCGTGGCCCTGGGCTCGATCCCGCTGCCGCACGTGTTCTACGGCATGTGCCCGGCTGACCTGGCGATCGAGCCGCAGAAGATCAAGACGTCGCTCAAGCGCGCTGCGCTGGACAACCAGTATCTGCAGGCGAACGGCCGCTACTTCGCGGTCGAGAACCAGGTCAACCTGGACGATCTGCTGAACAGTCGCCCGGGCGGCGTGGTGCGCATCAAGAGCCAGGGCGCTGTCGGCCGGCTCGACCAGGCCACAGGCGATGTCGCCGGCACGATGCAGATGCTGGAAGCCGTCGAGCTCGACACCGAAGAGGCCACCGGCTGGACCCGCCAGAGCCAGGGCGGCAACGGCCTGCAACTCTCGCAGACCGCCACGCAGGCCAACATCATCACCAACCGCGCCGACTCGCGCATCGAGACGATCAGCCGCTACATGGCTGAGACAGGCTGGACCGAGCTTGGCCTGATGATCTTCAAGCTGGTGCAGCGCTACCAGAAGAAGGCCGAGATGGTCAAAGTGGCTGGCGAGTGGGTCAACATCGACCCGCGCGAATGGCATACGGGCTTCAGCCTGAACATCAACGTTGGCCTCGGCACCGGGAACAAAGACCAGCTGGTCTCGCACCTGATGGCGCTCAAGCAGGCGCAGATGGTCGGCCTGCAAACCGGCCACGCGACACCGCAGAACCTGTACAACGCCGACCAGAAGCTCGCCAATGCGCTCGGCTTCAAGAACGGCGACGAGTTCTTCACGGACCCGAGCAAGATGCCGCCCAAGCCACCGCCGCAGGATCCGGCGCTGGTCAAGGCGCAGTTGGACGACCAGGCGCATCAGCGCGAGATGGCCCTGAAGGCTCAGCAGAGCCAGATGGACGCGCAGATGGAGCAGTACAAGGCGCAAGTCCAGGCGCAGGCGCAGATGCAGATCGACCAGAACCGTCAGCAGGCCATGGCCCAGCAGCACGCGCTCGAAATCCAGCACAAGGCGGAGCTGGCCCAGCTTGAGCAGCAGTTCAAGGACCAGCAGCACGCGCGCGACGCCTCTCTGAAGCAGTACGAGATCGACCAGGACAACGCAACGAAGGTTGCCGTGGCCGAGATTCAGGCCGGCACCGGGCCCGCCGCCGACAAGGCGCAAGGCCTGCAGGTCGAGCAGCTCCAGGCGCCGATCATGGAGCACCTGGCCGCGCTGCACGACAAGATCGACCGCAGCGCCAGGATGCAAACCCACATCGTCCGCAACCCGGACGGCACGAAGTACGCGGTCAAGGTTGACCCGCAAGAACAAGGAGCACTCTGATGGCAGCAGGCTACAACGCACTCTTACGCAATGCGCAACTCGACGCGATCACCACGTTCGCGGGCGCCGGCGCGAAGCTGCGCATCTATGACGGCACCCGCCCGGCTACCGGCGGCACGGCGACGAACTTGCTCGCCGAGCTTACCCTCGGCAACCCGTTCGCACCCGCATCATCGGCTGGTGTGCTCTCGCCGAACCTGCCGGCCGCGGTCAACGCCGGCGCCAGCGGCACCGCGACCTGGTTCCGCGTGGTCAAGGCCGACGGCGCGACGCACTGCATCGACGGCTCGGTCGGTAGCGAGATGACGCTGAATACCGCGGCGATCACGTCCGGCCTGCAAGTGTCGGTCACTGGCTGGACGATCACGCGGGGCAATCCGTGATCCTGGCTGACGAGTTGCATGGTGACCCGCTCGGGCTCGGCTACGGCACTCACCTGCCAGCCGATCCGCAGCGTGTGGTCGACCTGCTCACCACGCCGATCCGGACCATGCTCAAGCCGATCACCGCGGCACGCGCGCTGACCTGGGCAGCAGCTGGTCCGATGGCCGCCATCACGGACGCCTCGACGACCATCGGTCACCCGGCCCGCGCATCGTGCCTGGCGTTCCTACGCGCCGTCTCGGCCGGCGTCGAGCTCGACCCGGGCGACCCGGGCGTGAAGGCTGTATTCGACGGATGGCTCGCGGGCGCGCTGATCGACCAGGCCGCACACGGCGCACTGATCACGGCCGCAACCAAGCCAGCCAGCCGCGCCGACGAGCTCGGCATCTCCGCGCTGACCGCGCGGGACATCATTGACGCATGGGAGGCCCGATAAATGGCCGGTAGCATCCTCAACAAAGAGCAGGCGGTCCTCGCCCTCACCACGGCCGGCCCGTTGCTCACGACCGGATCGGCCGGCCTGGTCGGCACGCTCGACGCGCGCGCGGGCGGCAACGCTCCGGACATGTTCACGGCGTTGTTTTCCCTGCTCGTGCAGTGGGCAACCGTGACCGGAATCGTAGCCAACACCGTCGTGGCCGACCTGTACCTGGTCCCGGCGATCGACGGCACGAACTACCCCGACATTGATACGACGCCCGGTGCCAGCAATATCCCTTACACGATGCAGGCCGGCTCGTTCATCGCGCCGAAAGCGCCGGCCGCGAACACGAATGCCTTGTTCCAGTCCGCCACGGTCGACCTGATGCCAGCGCTGTACAACGTCTACATCATCAACCGGAGCGGCCAGACCATATCCGTGAACTGGGCGCTTAAAGTTCTGGCTGCGGCAGCGCAGTACACCTGATGGGCGCGCTCGTCACTCGGCGCGCGCGCACGCGGCAACCACAGCAACTCGCGGGGATCGAGCGCAACCCGCTCACGCGCGGGCTCGCGCTGGCCGTCAATCCATCCATTGGCAACGTCGAAGCTGCGCTACAGCGGCAGGCTGCCTCGGTGGGTGGCATCTCGCGCGCCGGCGGCCTGCGAGCGATGGGTCTCAAAGCAGCGGCCAATTCGTCGCTGGGGATGAAGTTTGCCGGGTCGGCCATGTCGACCAGCAATGGCGCGGGCACGGGCGACTTTACCTACCTGGTCTTCGCCAATCCGGCTGCCTCCAGCACGCGTGAGTTCTTCGTCTGCTGCCAGAATGGTGCGTCCGAATTTTACTTTGGCGCCAACTTCAATACCGGGCTGACCGCAACGGCCGGCGCGGTGAACGCGCAGACGAACGCGGGTGGGGCAAGTGGCGTAACGGCTGCAGGAGCTGCGGATGGCAACCCGCACGTCTACGTGTACACGCGGTCGGCAGTAACGGGGGCGCTTTACGTCGATGGCAAGGTTGCTGCCACGAACAGCGTCACGCCGGTGCAGATGTGGAGTTCAGCGTCCTCCGACTACGTGGGCGGCTACAGCGGCGCTGGCTGGGGCATCAGCGGCAACGTATACCTCGTGCTCGGCTGGAACCGCGCGCTGTCGGCGCAGGAAATTGCAGACTTATCGGCCAATCCCTGGCAGGTCTTCAGGGCCCCGCGTCGGCGCCTATGGCTGGCGTATCCGTCCAGCGTGACGACATCCGTCAGTGCATCCCTGTCGTGGGCTGAGGCCGATGATGGCAGCGCAATCGCAGCCACCGAAACCGATCGCGACACCATTGCGTGGACGGAGTCTGATGACGCTTTCACTGTCGCGGGGACGGTCACCAATCGCGCGGCCGTTGTATGGAGCGAGCCAGACGACGCGTATACGACCCTTGTCACCGAAACCGACAGCGAATCCTTCGCGTGGTCCGAACCGGATGACGTTTGCGCGGTCGCGACCAGCATCATCAACCGTTCCTCGATCGCATGGACCGAGGTGGACGACGCCGAGTCGATCGCAGCTACTGAGGCGACGCCGACGAATGTCAGCGGGTCGCTGGCTTGGACGGAGCAAGACGACGGCTTTGCTGCCTTCATGACTGCTGCCACCGGCGGCGCGCCAGGCTACGGTGGCGCATCGAAGCGCAAGTACGTGGTGCGCAAGGGCGATCAGCTGTACGCGTTCAAGCGCTCAGAAGACGCTCAGGCCTTTTTGCACGCGGATGACGAGCCCGCGCCCGTCAAGCAGTACCCGGCCAAGAAGCAGGCGAAGGTCAAGGCGCCCGAGCTGGCGACGAAGCCGAGGCCTGAACCCGCGCCCGAGCAGCGCGTCGACCTGGCCGAAATCCAGGCCCTGGCTGCGAAGCAGCACGCCGAAGCGGAGTACCAGCAGGCGCTGGCTCGGCAGCAGTACGAGACCTTGCTGACGCTCCTTGAGCGGCTGCGCGAGGAAGAAGAGGACGACTGGCTGCTGATGGCGGCCGAGTGAGGACGCATGGACCTTGACCAACGACACCGCGAGGGCGACGAAGCGCGCCAGGTCCTCGAAAATCCGGCATTTGCGCGCGCATTTGCAGCAATCGAACAGGAGTACATCGAAGCATGGAAGAACTCACCGGCAAGAGACCGCGACGGGCGCGAAAGCCTGTGGACGACGGTCAAGCTGCTGCACAAGCTGAAGGGCACGCTGGAGGCCTCGATGATGGACGGGAAGCTGGCCAGGATCGAGCTGGAGCACCAGGAGCGGATTCTGGCGGAGGAGCGCCGGCACGGCCTGGGCCTGGCTGGGATGAACTGATCGCAGCCGCGCGCGCCGAAGATCGCATCGTCACCCGCGTGTTCCACCCGGCGCCCGAAGAAACTCTGCTCCACCTGGCCAATGGCGTGCACGCGCACGTCGAGACCGGCCCCGCCGCCTATCAACTCAGCAGCGGCGACATCATCAACCTCTAATACTGGACACGCCGCGAGGCACCCAGAAAGGCAGACATGCACCCAAAATACTGGACGCGCCCGCGCGTCATGGCACCGTTCGAAAGCGAAGATTCCGCCGGCGGCGGCTCGACTGAATCGATGATCGATGCGTTCGCCGCGCACTTCGAAGCCCCGAGCGCCGACGACGACCAGCAGGCCGCGGCACCCGCCGCCGAATCGCAGGAAGACGCCGCTGCGCGCCTGGCTGCCGAAGATGCTGCCGCCGAAGCCGGCAAGAACGAGCAGACCGAGGCGGACCCGAGCGCAGCTGCCGAGCCGCAGAAGTTCACCATCGAGGTGGACGGCAAACCGGTTGAGCTGACCAAGGCCGAGATCGCCGAGCACTACAAGGCCGGTCTGCGCCAAGCGGACTACACGAAGAAAACCACGGAAGTGGCCGAGCAGCGCAAAGCCGCCGAGGTTCACCAGGCGGAAGCCCGCGCCCAGCGTGACCAGTACGCCAGCAAGCTCGACCAGTTCACGAACCAAGCCAATTACGAGCTGACCGCCCTGCGCAGCCAGCTCACCAGCGAACTGCTCCAGTCCGACCCTGTTGCCTACCTGCAGATCCAGCGCACCGCCGAAGAGCGACAAGCGCAGCTTCAGCAGGCCAGCCGGGAGCTGGAGCAGATCACCGGTCAACGCCAAGCGGAACAGGCCGAAGCGCTGAAATCCCACATGGCGCAGCAGCAGGAGCAACTCCTCGCCAAGCTGCCCGAGTGGAAGGATAGCGCCAAGGCCGAAGCCGAAGCGGCGAAGATCAAGCAGTACCTGGCGGCCGAAGGCTTCAAGCCCGAGGAAATGTCATTCACCGACCATCGCGGCATCCTGCTCGCCCGCAAGGCCATGCAGTATGACGCACTGATGGCGCGCGCCAAGGAAACGCAAACGAAGGTTGCCGCCGCGCCGCCGAAGGTTGCGCGCACCGGCACGCCGGTGACGTCGCCGACCGATGGCCGTACCGCGGCGATGCGCGAGCTGACCGCAACCGGCTCCCGCGACGCAGCAGCAAAAGTGTTCGCCGACATGTTCGGCTGACCCACCCTTTTCACTCATACGCCGTGAGGCGCTAGGAGAACACCATGGCAGCACCCACCAATACCTACCAGTCGTCGGCCGCCGTCGGCAACCGCGAAGACCTGACCGACATGATCTACCGGATCACGCCGACCGACACCCCGTTCATGTCCATGATCGGCAAGGGCAAGGCGACCGCGACCAAGCACGAATGGCAGACCCAGGCTCTGGCGACGCCAAGCAACAACGTCGCAGCCGAAGGCGACGACGCCACTGCCGCAGCCGTGACCCCGACTGCGCGCATCAACAACTACACCCAGATCTCGACCAAGACTGTCTCGGTATCCGGCTCGCAGGAAGCCGTGACCTCGGCCGGCCGCAAGTCGGAGATGGGCTACCAGATGATGCTCAAGGCCCTGGAGCTGCGCAACGACATGGAAGTCGCGCTGACGCAGAACAACGTCGCCGTCACCGGCGCCAGCCGCCAGTTGCGCGGCCTGGTCGGCTGGCTGGGCGACAACGTGGACGCGGGCGCCGGCTACGTCGCCCCGAACTACGTCACCAACGTGGCGCAGACCGACGGCGCGCAGGCGGCCTTCACCGAAGCGCGCCTGAAGAACGTGCTGCAGAAGGTCTACACCGCGGGCGGCAACCCGACGATCCTGATGCTGCCGCCGCTGGCCAAGCAGACCTTCTCGACCTTCACCGGCGGCTCGACCCGCTTTGACAAGGGCGAGGACAAGTCGCTGACCGCCGCAGTCGACGTCTACGTGTCCGACTTCGGTGACCTGAAGGCCGTGCCGAACCGCCGCATGCGTGTGCGCGACGTGGCGGTCCTGCAGCCCGACATGTGGTCGGTGGCGTATCTGCGTCCGTTCATGCCCAAGGACCTGGCCGTGACCGGCGACTCGACCCGCAAGCAACTGCTGGTTGAGTACACGCTGGAAGCCAAGAACCCGGCCGCCAACGGCGCCGTCGTCGACATCCTGTAATGCCACCACGGGCCGGGGAGCAATCCCCGGCCCTTCCTGAAGGATTCCCATGAACGCGACCATCCTCAAGACGGGCGTCAACATCGCCACGTCCGGCACCTCGGCCAACGCGGCACTGCCCACCGCCTCCTCGGGCGAAATCCCGCGCTACGTACGCATCGCAGCTTCCGCTGCGGCTCACGTGCGCCTCGGCGTCGCGGGCGCTGTCGCCCTGACGACCGACACGATGGTGCAGCCGGGCGATGCGATCACCGTCGTCGTGCCGCGCGGGGTCACCACCGTCGCCGCGATTCAGGACACCGCAGCCGGCACCGTCAACATCGTCCCGCTCGAGGACTGCTGATGAACCCTGTACTCGCTGCCCGCATGGCGCGCCGCGACGGCGCCCTGCATACCAGCTTCGCCGAGGCTGACGGCAAGATCTTCGTGGGCCAGAGTCAGGACTG